CGAATAGCGCCGGGGTCGCTAATATCGCTGTTCCACACCTTGAAGTTGCTGGGTGCAAGGGTGAAATTCGCACAGGCCAGCCCTTCCGTTTTTTCCGGGTGTTCGGCTTTTAGCTTGGCGATGACTTTTTCGATACGGGCACGGGTAATATCCGCAATGGTGCGGTAACCGGCTTTGTAAGCCTCACTGTTCTCTTCAAGTTTTTCGGGTAGCTGAACGCTAATGGATTGGCGATTGCCGCCGTCTTTTAAATTAATTTCCATTACAGAATGGGCTACGGTTCCAGAACCAGCAAAAAAATCTAAGATAATATCGTCCTGAGAAAGATTAGTTGCCATTTCAAGAAATCGACTTATCATTTCTACTGGCTTTGGATAGTCAAAAAACTTACCCTCTAAAAGCTCTTTGACTACCAATGTTCCTTTTTCAGTATTTGTTTCTTTATCCCACCAAACTGAACGGGCCATAGCGCGGGACTCGCGATATTTCTCTACAATCATATAACCGCCATCACGCATCGGCTTAGCCTTTATATTTATATTTATATTATTTTTAGACTTTTCCTTACCCCACCTCCAAACAACATCTACTCCTTGAGATGGCTTAGGAAAAAGCTCAAAAAAACCTTCTTTTTTATCAAGTGAAATATCATTTTGAGCTCCATAAAAATGTTTGTATAACAATAATTGGTCGGTTTTATTTTTATCAGCCTTCATATATTTGTTCCAACCCATAGTTGATGTCTTTATATCTATAATCTTATATCTATCTCTAACGCTATCATATATAACCACATCCATATAACCGATGAACTTGATATCACTTGATAAATCGTAATTAATTGGAACTTCTATACCAACTAACTCATAACCTTTTTTACTAAAATAATTAGCTCTTTTCTTCTTAAACCATTCTAATATTAGTAAACCATGTTGATAAAATTCTTCCATATCAGCTTGTGTACAAAATTCAACACCACCATTGTTTTCCATAATGTTAGTGTAATTATATTTCATTCTATGTAATAACATCTTTTCTAATGGTAATACATCGGCCATTTTTATAGTATCATTATACATTACAGTAAGATATGTTTGTAACACCTCATGCATTGATGTACCAAACAGAGTATGTATACTATCAGTGTACTCACCTAAATCATCTATGTAATTTAATTTCCACTTATGTGGACAAGTAATCCATTGGTTATATTGACTATAACTTATTCTTTTCATTTTCCCCACTTACCATTCTTTACGATAGTAGCCATAATACCATAATTAGATACATCAAGGTAAGCATCTTCTAATGGTTCA